CCAAATGGAAAAGTTTTTTTATTACCAATTGATGACGTAGTAAATATGAATGTAGGTATTGATGTTATGGTAGCTAGAAATAGCACTGTCAACACCATAGCAAAAAATGACCAAGTAAAAGTTGCATTAGAATTAAAAAAAGTAAAAACACAATTACGAAAACAAGTAGAAGAATTTAAATTTAGTGTTAATAAATTAAGTGATGCATCTGTCGTTGTTAATTTTGGTGATAAATTAACTGACCCAAACACATTTGTGAAAAATATTGTTGAGGGTGGTAGTGATAATTATGACAAACTAGAACGTCTAATGGTTAAGTCGGGCAAAATGACAGCGGAAGAATTTAACACTGTTGCTAAAAATCTTATTTCTGAATATTTTTATAATAGTTTTGCAAGAAACGTTGAATCAGTATCTACCCCAATAAAAGGGCAAACTCTTAAAGCTGATGTTAAAAACTTTCACACTTTTAATAGCGCTGACGCAAGAGAATTTTTAACGCGTAATACAGACATGTTAAAAGAAATTTTAGGAACAGAGCATTATAATGATGTTATTAAAGTATTAAACATACAAGCGTTAACAAGCGGGGCTGACACGGCAAAAATAATACCACAAGCATTGCCATCATCACTTTCGTTAGAGTCATTGATGAGTAGATTATACGCTATTAATAGAGGTGTTATATCTCCACGATATGTTGTTAGTGAAATAGCGCTTAGACGATTTAATAAAAACAAAGGTGTATTAATAAAAAACATTTTAGAAAATCCTAAAATGGCAACTGTTGTTCGAAAGATGTTAGAGCAACAAGACGTATACGCTGACCCTACTGTTAATAAAGAATTTAAAAAACTTTTAGACCAAGGGACTTTTACAGCAATAATACTTCGAGAATACTTAGAAGGAAAAGAAGAAGACTTAGAAAGTTATGAGCAAGACTTTTTACGTGATTTAAATCAGAGTGTGCAGGGATTTGCCGATGCAAGATAATAGTTGGCAAAAGGATATAGCAGAAGTAAAAACTGAATTAAAATATTTGCGTGAAGATATTGTTATCATGCAAAAGCAGATACGCGACCTCAACCAAACTTCGAATATGGGGATTGGTGGATTAAAAGTAGCGCTATTTATTGGTGCAATACTTGGTGGCGTGTATACTTTTTTAAGATTAATGAAATAAAAAGGGAGTAAATAATGGAAAAAGCAAAAGAAATGTGGGCAAAGCTTAGCAAACAGGGAAAATTAGCTGTTGCAGGCGTTGCTGTTATCGTGCTTGTTATTATTATTAGTAATATCATAGCATAGATGGAATTTTTATTATTAGCAATCCTGTCGGGAATAGCCGGTTCGTTTGCTGATAATTTATTAAACGCACAAACAACAACAGGAGGAGCGCGAATGCTAGGTGGATTACCAGTAGAAATGATTACAATGCTAGGTTCTAGCGTATTAGGTGGTATTATGTCCATCTGGGGTCAAAGTATAAAAGCAAAACAAGAACAACAAAAGATGTTGTTAGCAAGAGCAGAAACACAAATGAATTTTGTAGATAAAGCTCGTACGTACGAAAATAAAGGCTTTCAGTGGACAAGAAGAATAATAGCTTTATCCGCCGTATTTGCCATAATTATTTGGCCCAAAATCGTGCCCGTATTCTTTGATACATCTGTCTGGCTTACATGGACAGAATTATCAAGAGGATTTTTATTTTTAATTGAACAAAAGGAAGTAGTATTAGATAAAGAGTTTTTTGGTGTTGTAATTACACCTCTTGACACCCACCTTATGTCTGCTATAGTAGGACTATATTTTGGTGGCTCTCTAGTCAAGAAATAATATGATTAAAGTTTTTTTATTATTGGCAGTAATGTCATCGCCCGAGTGGCCTTCCGTTAGAACAACAACGTATTTATACGATACGGAACTTAACTGTAGGCAAGCACAAGTTGATTTTTTAAATTTTTATGAAATGCAGTCTCAAGAATATAAAAATAATATTTTAGCGGATGCATATTGTATTGAATTTGAGAGTTTTCCTATTCCGGGATTAAGTAAAACAAACAGTATTTAGTGTCATTAAAAAGTAGAATCAAAGATGATATAATTGATTGGTCTGTTAACGTATTAGAAAAACCGAATAAACATTTAAATAACTTTCCGGCTTGCCCTTATGCTAAGCAAACCAGATTACAAAATAAACTACATATACAAGTAAATATCGAAACCGCTAATTTCTTTCAAACTATTGAGAAAGAGATAAAGCGGTTTTCTTCGTTAAAGAAAGATATTATTATTGTAGCTGACCCTAACGTAGAAGACGTAACACCATATTGTTTACAATATTTTGTGGATACACGCAATCTACAACTACAACACGATGATATTTATCTTATGTGTTTTCATCCTAGTAGTCCTGCAACAATGGAAGACCAAGCTTTTTTGGCTGACCATGAATGGGATAGTAATACTGTAGAGCCATATATGATGGTTTTTATACAGGAATTAAAAAAGTTACAAGATGCATCTACCCATTTGCAAAAGCAAGGATACTATGATGAATGGCCAAAAGACTACTACAATGAGGTGGTAGGCCCAAGGCAAAAACTTAAACCTAAATTTAGGAGTTCACTATGATGCAAAAGAAAAAAGCCATGATGAGAGGTGGCGGAAAAAAGAAAATGATGAGAGGCGGCGGCATGATGTCTACAATGAAAAAGAAAGATATGATGCGCGGCGGCGGTAAAAAAGTAAAAAAGAGCGCAAAAGTTAAGAAGAAATAACTTTTTGCGTATCTTTTATCATTAAATCAAATACCCCTTTATAGTATTTCAATAGACTTGCTATAACAGGGGTATTTTCATATTCGGGATTCCAATTATCCATTGCGGATTCAAATTCGCCTGCATCTGCCAAGGATTTATCAATTACTATTAGACCTTCTGTTGTTAATTTAACATCAAAACTAGCTATAGTAGTTGATTGAATAGATTGTGACATTTATTTTTTTCCTTTATTACTACTCTTTCTCCCTATTTTAAATTTTTTTGATGGATACTTTTCATTAAATTCTGATATACTCATATTTTTAACATCTAATCTAAACTGTGTTACTTTTTCTTTTTCACGTTTGCGAATAGCTTCCCAACCATCATCTTTTGGAAAAAATATCGCCTCATTTGTTTCACCCGTTACTGGTTTAGGTGGCTCAGAATTTAAACCACTTTCAACAAGAGAAAAAAAATGTTCGTGATTATGATTTATAATTCTACCATCATCAAAAGTAATTTCCCAATCCTTTTTATCAATATCATTTAATTTACGTATTCTAACTATTTTATTATCTGTCATTTTTTTGGTTTCTTAAATTTCCTTCCTACAAAAAATACTATTAAATTTACTACTGTATTGATTGTAACCATAAGTAGTAGCCACGCTTGCCAAAATTGTAAGTCGTTCATTTCTTAAATTCAATTTCCCCCGCAATCGCACTATAACCCGCCATATCAACGTAGGTATCCTTCGTACGTTTTCCTAATTTTGTTCTCGCTATTTTTAATAGTATCATCATAATAGCAACATCATGTGCCGAAATATCTGTTTCTAAATATGTTGACCAAAGATTAGCTATATTTTGATGATTCTTTGATTTTTCTCCATACTCTTTTTCTCTATCTCCTGTAATTATTCTTGTAGCCTCTTCTAATAGTTCTTTCGTAATTTTCATAATTTAAATATCTCCGTTATTGGTATTAAGTATGCTTTTGATTTTTTATAATCTCCCACATTTTTAACTTTATCTTTATGTTTTTCAACTAATTTTTTTAATTTATCTGTTTTAAACCACAGAATACAATGGTCTTCTTTGCCATTTGCTAAAACATGAGCCCAATATTTAGCCTCTGTTTTTGCTATACCACTTGGTTTACCAAATGATTCAAATTCAACTGCTATGTTCCCAGTTTTAAACCACCAATCTCTTTCCGTTTTAACTTCAATAGTCCCTTCCTCAATCATTTTCTTTATTCGTTTTTCACGACCTTGGCCGTATTTTAAATCAATATCAAATTTTGTATTTTTCATTTAATGTTTTTTTCCAATGTTTATTTTTTTAAAAAGAGAATCTAAATCTGATGGTTCAAGATTCATACCACTTTCTTGTGCGCTTACCACCTTATCAACTACAGCCATTTGACCTAATGATATAAGCCTATCCATATCGTGTTGTAATACCTCTAATATTCCTTTCATTACATAAAAAACGGGATGTATATTTTTTGTTGATTCCGTTGTATCATACGCAATAACATCAAAACTACCTTCTTCATCATTGTTTGGTTTAAAAACCATATAAAATCTATCGGGTAGTAGACCTAATTCTTCTGAATTATCTCGAGACAAAATAGGAAATGTTTTTTTTATTTCAGCCATTCTTTAGGAACTTTCTTTTCACACCACATAATATTATGTTTTGTACACCATGCACCATACGTTGTTTTACTACCTTTGTAAATCTTATTCTTTGCATTAAGAAATAGTATACGAACATCTACTTTTTTATGTTGTTTTTTAATAAGTAAATGTTTTTTTCTATCAGCCTTATCAAATAATCCTTTGACCTCAATAAAAAATTTATACTTGGTAAGATAAAAGTCCGGCATATAAACCCTAGGGTCTGGTATATACTTGAATTTATGTTTTTCATATTCATAATGTATTCCTTCTTTTATTAACCATGATGCAAAACTTATTTCAGCTTTTGACCTAAACCTCACAGCAGTGTCTTTAATCTATATTTGCTTATAGTCGCTAAATGATTCTTAAATAAAAAGAAAGTCTCACGCGCATTTTTATCCAATTCATCCAATACCATTGTAGTATCATCTTCCGGGAAAACAATTAGTTTACCCTGCTTAATAGCCGTAATTAAACCAGTAAAACGAGAATCAACTTCATGCTTTCTACGTTTCATATTTTCATCACGCCAATACCCATATTTATCTTGGTTATCTCTATAAAAAATAACATGGCATTTTGGATTTTGTCTCATCCACCCTATGTTTTTTCTTTCATTATTTAAATCATCATAATAAATCCAAATAGCATTATCGTCATTTAATTCAACATCTGCTTGCCTTATATCTGCTAACCAAAGAACATTCATTTGCTTTTACCTCCTCGCATGTAATGTTTTTCTGGACGATAACTCCGCCGTTTTCGCCAAGCCCAATTATTAATTTTACCAGAAATACGTTCAATAAGTATTATTAATTTTTCAATCATATATCCTCTATATCTGCTGTTTTTAATTTACTATACCAAGTCATTGGACGAACCTTGGCTCTTGAAGTAACCTTTTGATGTAATTCTGCGTTAGGCCAACAATGTTTTTTATATCCACAAAACCCACACATAGATGGTAATACTTTATTACCTGTTTCTTTTATCATCCCCTTATCTTTTCCAATTCTAGCACGATATGTTTCTTTTACATCTTCAAAACCTTTTTTAAATGGTGTGTCTGTTGTAAGCTTTTTAATTTTTGCTGATACACGTTTAACAGATTCTTTTCTTTCATCTTCTTGACCAGTAGGAGCCTCACATACAGAAAATTCCCCTGTCACTTTGTTAACAGCAATCCACCCACCAAAATTAGAATTATCTGCCATCGAATACATTAACCCTTGGTCAATATATCCAAAAGCGTCATCTTGTTTTATTTTTTCGTATCCACCATATTCTCCAAATTTATTACTAAAACTAGCCGGACTTGCCGATTTAATATCCCAAATTTTATCATCTATTTTAATATCGTATGTACCTTCTAAATCTATATCCGCTATATTTAATTTTACACCTTGTTGTGTTTTTGATATATCAATACCTGCCCCACGTAAGATAGCAATAGCCATTGCTTCAATTAAATCCCCCAATAAAAATTTTACAATTGCATTATATTCTGTCTCGTATTCAACACCTTTTTTACCAAGCTGTTGTTGACATAATGG